GCAGGTCTTAGCCCGTCACCAGCTAGTAATGGAATGTCATATATCTATACAACTTCTGGATTAAGCGCGATGGTTGCATCATCGCAAGCTGAAAAATTCCAAGGCTTCATTAATGATCTAGAAGCTACTGGATATAAAATTAATAGTCTAGGTGGATACGCTAATAGAAACGTTGCTGGAACGAACAAGAAAAGTTACCACGCATCAGGCATGGCAATTGATATTAATCCACAACAAAATCCTCATACGTTTCCTGGAGACCCAAATTACGGTCAAACTAACATGCCGGAAAATGTTGGTGAAATAGCAAGAAAACACGGACTTGGTTGGGGTGGCAACTGGCGATCAAGTAAAGATACTATGCACTTTTCGGCAGCCGCATCAGAACAAGGATCTGCTCCAAATCCTATTGGTGATGTTGGTGCGCCCGCGGGCGCAGCACCCGCGGGTGCCGGTGGCGGCCTTATGGGATCCTTAGGAGACATAGCTTCCGGAGTCGGCAGAGCCGCCGCTCGTATCATTGCAGCTGCATCCGGTGACTATACTTCTCGAGGATTGACTGAATCGTTAAATCAAGGAGGAGATATGGCTTCTGCTATTACTGCTGCTGAGATTGCAAAAAACAATGCGATTGCTGACAGTAATCAGCAACCTTCAAGTTCACCAACAATTCTTCCGAATATAAATGCAGAAAATGGTCCAGCACCAGTACAAAACGTTCCTCAATGGAGCGATATTACTAGTACGGACCATTACTTAATAAGATTCGGAATCGATTCACCAAGACCTATGCGGGTCTTAAGACCTATGGCGGCATAGAAAAAAGGGGACCACGCGCACGCAGCCCCCTTCCCACCTATCAATCTTCGTCGGCAAGCCGCTTGAAGAAATCTAAATCATCGTCATCATCATCAACCGTTGCAGTCGGCATTGCAGTAGCAGGTGCCGGTGCTGGAGCTGATTCAGCGAATGAAGGTGCAGCAGTGCTGTACTCTTCCTCATCAAGTGAGACCCCGCGGATTTTCGCTGGTTCTGCAGCAAGTGCAAGAACTGTATTGAGACGAGTTTTGAGTTCGTCGTACGACTTAAATTGCTTAGGATCTACTAGCTCACTCAATGAGTGCTCCATATTGTAGACCCGCTCAAGCTCAGTGTCATCATCGAATAGTGGTGCGGGAGCATCGAATTCTGACTTGTCGTAGTTTGGCCATCCTTCGACCATACGAACCTTAAGCTTGAAGTTAGCACCTTTCCAAAGATCAAAAGGATTTACTGGTTGCTCATCTTCGAATGATGGATTCATCAAATCGTTGAGCTTATCGAAGATCTTCTTCCCGAACTTGTACAGGAATACTTTACCTTCGTTAGCGGGATTGCCTGGATCCTTTACAACATAGATGTTTGCATAGTATGCCAAGCGCCGCTTTTGTTTACGAGCGACCTCCTTATCAGAGTCAAGACCAGTATTCCAAAGGATACTGTTGTGCTCTGAAACTGGATCGTTCTGACCGAGAGTCGTGAGCGACTTCTCGATGTACCAAAGACCGGTCGGTCCTTGGAATCCATGATCCCAAATGCGTACAAAGGGTAGATCTTCACCCGTTGGTGCAGGAAGGAAACGGATCACAGCATAGCCGTTACCTGCCTTATCACGAGTGGGCTTCCAATACTTCCCTTCATCGGGATCTGAATATGTGGTATTTTGTTTCTGAAGTTCCTGAGTAAGTTTTTGAAAATCAGAAGTAGATGAACGTTTCAAATCTGCAAAAGACATTATAATCTCCTATATGTCGTTGTTTTACGTTGTATTGTCGATGTATTTCGATCACAGGCTTGTCCTGCAACCTTATTTATCATGAAGTAAAAACTTTCTTCACAACATCTCTGCAACGAAATGTGTCATAGTGAAAGAAAGGTTTATACTTCATCAGCTTCTTATAGATGCTGGGCCACAGGACAGTATCCTCAATCTTCTTGTTCCAATGGCCGAAGAACCCGAAGATATCATTGAGAACAATAACCGTTTCGATCGAAATCTCTCGACGTAAATACTGTTTCAATAGGTAGGGATGTTGTCCATTCTTTACAATAACATTATCATTAAATTTTGTACATAGTTTATTGAGGTCTTGCTCAAAAATATATGTTAATGATTGTTGACGTTTTAGCCAGTTATTGTAAACTTTGTCTGAGTCATCGTTGAACAAATCACCAATCCATTTCAAATCTCCATCAACAAAGTTAGAGATAAGATACTTTACTGGATCTTTGTGTTTTGATAACTTATAGAACTGGTATTTGTCCTTTCGGACATGAAAACTACTCGGCGAAGCAGATGTCTTGCCGTTATATTTGACATAGTCGTAGTCTGTTGTGAAATGGTTTTTTAAAGCAAGGAATGTTGTGTATGCTTCAAACGGATTCAATTTAATTGCACTCATAAAATAGGTAGACGAGCTCGTTTTGGTAGGAAGTGCAGTTCTTCTGCTTGTGCCTGCAACTTTGATTTGATTCGAATGTTGTTACGAATCATTATTGCTGCTTGTTCGATCTCGATATTATTGTTTTCACAAAAGTGGATGACAGCATCCATATAGTCTAGTCGGTGTTTATTTACAAGTCTTTCGACCTCGTTAATAAACTTCTCAGAAGTAATTGCCTTCGCCTTGATACTGTCATCCACCATTATTTAATATCCTTCATAAAAAACGTGTAAACCGATCTGCTTCTTTCTTTCCATTGCATGTCTCCAACGTGGTTTGACATATGTTGCATGGTAGAAATTTGCACCTTCTGTTACATCACTGTACTTACCTGTATATACCTTTTCAGCAATAGCGGTAAGTTCTTCGTACTTTTTACGGTTTGCTGGGTAGTCTGATCTACCGTCGCAATACCAAGAAAATTGACAACCTCTACGGTTTCTTTGATAAACGACTTCACATGGTGTGTCCGGAAATCTTTCATCAGCTACACGATTTAGAACCACATTACTTACTGCGATAACGCCTTCGTACGGTTCATTTCGTGCTTCATGATACGAGTTAATAGCCAAACACTCAATTTGTTTTCTGTCTTCTTCACTGAGCATCGGTATTACAGGTTCAACCAATTCTACTGTTACAACTGGTTGACCTTCAGGTGTTTGCGATAAGGCATGTGCAAACGGCCACATTGATATTACTATCACTGCCGTAAAAACAAAGCCCAACGCGATATTACCTAACGTTGTATCTTTGAAATATTTCATTGTACCCTCTGTCGTAAATGACTTCGGTTGAAAGTACCGCTTCCCAGGGAATCTCACCCATGCAAGTTACTGACAACTCTAGAAGATACAAGGAAAAAATAATGAAGGTATCTTCCGTCCATTCCCTCTTACTGGAATGCAAAATCATTTTGGTTTCGATATTCTCTTTCGAGTTTTTTCTTGCCTATATTGACTTGTGTAAGAGTCATGGAGGAAAACCTCCGTATTAAATTCAGTGGGCCCGTTCTGTTGACAGGTGGAACCCATACCCCGTGTAGCTAAGCTGCTACAGCAAATGCAACGTCATTATCGTTTGCGTTTATGTTTAATGGCACTTTGCCAAGCAATCAGTCTAAACAACGCTTCAGCATACGTCGATCCTACATCATCCCCCAACAGACCACTACCCGAATGGGCTGATGGTGGAGATGCCGGGAACTGCCCCCGGGTCCGTCATACATCCACAATTGCATTCAAGCAACTGATATATTATTTATACACTAGTTTTGTTTATTTGTACACAGTTAATTTGATTTTTTTGGTATTCCAGTCATTTTATTATTGATCGGATACTGCAAATCCCTGCGTACTGTTTTAGCAGGTTTGAGTTCACTCTTCTTTGCTGGTTTGACGGTTTTCTTATATTCGTCAGGGGTGTAAGGTTTCATCTTTCGAGGCTTTCATCAGATATCCGATGGTAATACTAATACATCCAAAGAGAATGAAAAGAAACTCAGTAAACATATTACCATCGTCAATTATAAAATCACCTAGTGCTGCTCCGGCTCCTGCAGTAATCACATATGCAGCCAGTAACACCGGAAAAATGTATTTGATTATTCGCACCACGATTCTTTGGTTCCGCCGTCATATTCACGCGCGTAACCACGTTCAATCTGCATCTCTGCAAAATTCTTGTCGTTGATCCAGATCTCGCCATTGATCCGTCCACCGTACTTATCCCATTGCACAACCTGCACCTGAATCACGGTACCAGGAGGAAGTGTATCTTTGGCAAACTGTGTGGCAATCTCACCGAGATCTTTTTCTTGCTGGCACTGACCACGCCATCCTTTTTCGGGAGTATCAATACCCATGATACGAATCGAGATCTCATCACCGAGTTCAGGAAGTACCCACCAACGGGCATCTACAACAATTGTATCTCCGTCAATGACACGTTCG